ATGCTGGAACAAATGGGCATTGCCGCGAAGCAAGCCTCGTATAAATTAGCGCAACTCTCCAGCCGCGAAAAAAATCGCGTGCTGGAAAAAATCGCCGATGAACTGGAAGCACAAAGCGAAATCATCCTCAACGCTAACGCCCAGGATGTTGCTGACGCGCGAGCCAATGGCCTTAGCGAAGCGATGCTTGACCGTCTGGCACTGACGCCCGCACGGCTGAAAGGCATTGCCGACGATGTACGTCAGGTGTGCAACCTCGCCGATCCGGTGGGGCAGGTAATCGATGGCGGCGTACTGGACAGCGGCCTGCGTCTTGAGCGTCGTCGCGTACCGCTGGGGGTTATTGGCGTGATTTATGAAGCGCGCCCGAACGTGACGGTTGATGTCGCTTCGCTGTGCCTGAAAACCGGTAATGCGGTGATCCTGCGCGGTGGCAAAGAAACGTGTCGCACTAACGCTGCAACGGTGGCGGTGATTCAGGACGCCCTGAAATCCTGCGGCTTACCGGCGGGTGCCGTGCAGGCGATTGATAATCCTGACCGTGCGCTGGTCAGTGAAATGCTGCGTATGGATAAATACATCGACATGCTGATCCCGCGTGGTGGCGCTGGTTTGCATAAACTGTGCCGTGAACAGTCGACAATCCCGGTGATCACAGGTGGTATAGGCGTATGCCATATTTACGTTGATGAAAGTGTAGAGATCGCTGAAGCATTAAAAGTGATCGTCAACGCGAAAACTCAGCGTCCGAGCACATGTAATACGGTTGAAACGTTGCTGGTGAATAAAAACATCGCCGATAGCTTCCTGCCCGCATTAAGCAAACAAATGGCGGAAAGCGGCGTGACATTACACGCAGATGCAGCTGCACTGGCGCAGTTGCAGGCAGGCCCTGCGAAGGTGGTTGCTGTTAAAGCCGAAGAGTATGACGATGAGTTTCTGTCATTAGATTTGAACGTCAAAATCGTCAGCGATCTTGACGATGCCATCGCCCATATTCGTGAACACGGCACACAACACTCCGATGCGATCCTGACCCGCGATATGCGCAACGCCCAGCGTTTTGTTAACGAAGTGGATTCGTCCGCTGTTTACGTTAACGCCTCTACGCGTTTTACCGACGGCGGCCAGTTTGGTCTGGGTGCGGAAGTGGCGGTAAGCACACAAAAACTCCACGCGCGTGGCCCAATGGGGCTGGAAGCACTGACCACTTACAAGTGGATCGGCATTGGTGATTACACCATTCGTGCGTAAATAAAACCGGGTGATGCAAAAGTAGCCATTTGATTCACAAGGCCATTGACGCATCGCCCGGTTAGTTTTAACCTTGCCCACCGTGATTCACGTTCGTGAACATGTCCTTTCAGGGCCGATATAGCTCAGTTGGTAGAGCAGCGCATTCGTAATGCGAAGGTCGGAGGTTCGACTCCTCTTATCGGCACCATTTAAATCAATAAGTTACACATCATTAGTACCTTCCTTATTTTTTGACTGGGACAAATTTGGGACCGATGGGTTCAGGATCGAGTCTATTTGCCGTGCGTGTTCGGTAAGGTGATTAGGTGCGAGGTGAGCATATCGACGAACCATTTCGATAGACTCCCAGCCTCCCATTTCCTGTAACACTGACAACGGGACACCGGCTTGAACCAGCCAACTTGCCCAGGTGTGTCTCAAGTCATGAAATCTGAAATCATCAATACCAGCTCGTCTCAGCGCCGCTTTCCAGGCTGTGTTTGCGTCATACCGCATCTTCCTGACTGTTGGCGCTTTCGTTCCGTCTGGTTTGGTACAGCTTTCCTTGTACACAAATACCCAACGGTGATGATTCCCGATTTGTTTTTTCAATACGCGACATGCAGTATCATTCAGCGCAACGCCAATTGCGCGGTTTGATTTACTCTCTTCCGGGTTTATCCATGCCACCCGGCGCTGCATATCTATTTGTTGCCATTCAAGGTTGATGATGTTCGAGCGTCTTAAGCCTGTTGCCAGTGCAAATTCAACAACAGACTTTAATGGCTCCGGACATTCATCAATCAGCCTTTGTGCTTCATGGGGCTCCAGCCAGCGGATCCGTTTATTCTTTGGTTGAGGCACTTTAATAATTGGTGCCTTATCCAGCATTTTCCATTCACGCTCTGCGGCTCTTAGTAGGGCCTTTATAAATGAAAGATGCGTAGCCTTCGTTGCAACGGACGCTGGTTTTGGCGTGTATTCTGGAACAGGTTTCCCTTTTTTTCTGCATGCTTCTGCCCTGAGTTTCCAGTTTTCCTCATGACGCCGGTTCGTCATTTTCTGCATTGCTGAATAAATTTTTGATTCAGTGATGTCTCTTAGTTGCATCCCTGCGAAATGTTGAAGCCAGAATCCGATCCGGCTTTTGTCATCGTCCAGTGATTTCTTATGTGCTTTCTCTTCGAGCCACCTGACACACGCTTCCTCAAACGTCATATCAGGTATTTCACCAAGTTTGCTGACCCGCCATGCTTCAGCCTTTAGCTTGTCATGGAGCTCTGTCGCCTGCCTTTTGTCCTTTGTTCCAAGAGACTGTTTAAATCTTTTACCGTTCGGCAATGTGAAACTGGCGTACCATATTTCACTTCTGCGGAAGAGTGACATTTTCTTTCCTCTGTTATGCCATCACCCGCGCTCACCTTGATAGTATGCAGCGGAGACTGAAGCGCCGCAATGCAGGCTTGTCGCGTTGTGAGGTAAGGAGATTTTGGTTTAGTGGGGTCTTTGCGTGTTGCCTGTAGGCGGCCTGTTCGTATCCAGTTGGTGGCGGTTGGTCTGGATATCTTAAGAAACTGACAGGCCTCATCGAGTGTGAGGCTGTATGATTCCATGGTTACCTCTGCTTTTTGAACGCATGTCACGTAACTTCTTAATGTGTTCTGCCGTTTCGATCTCTTCTGCTATCCGATCTGCATCAGCTTTATTCACAGGTTCAAAGTCATGATTAAAGCGGAACATGCTGGCGATACATGTTCTGCCTTTTCGGATGTAGTGAACTTTGTTGTGGGTAGAACGCAGGATTTTGCAGGGAGTGCCGTGGTGGTCGACGTACCAGGTGTTAGGAAAAATGATTCTGAACATTTTTACACCTCAGTTGGACGATGTTGAAATTTGCTGCTTTGAGGCCATCACAGTCCCCATTGTTTGTTCTTAAGTTCGATCTCCTCCTGGCAACTTGCACAAGTCCGACAACCCTGAACAGCCAGGCGTCTTCGCTCATCTATCGGATCGCCACACTCACAACAATGAGTTGCGGATACAGTCTGGTAGTTCAGACGACGCATTTTTATTGCTGTATTGCGCTGTAATTCTTCGATTTCTGATGCTGAATCAATGATGTCTGCCATCTTCCATTAATCCCTGAATTGTTGGTTAATACGCTTGAGGATGAATGCGAACAATAAAAAAGGAGCCTGTAGCTCCCTGATGATTTTGCTTTTCATGTTCACCGTTCCTTAAAGACGCCGTTTAACATGCCGATCGCCAGGCTTAAATGAGTCGGTGTGAATCCCATCAGCGTTACCGTTTCGCGGTGCTTCTTTAGTACGCTACGGCAAATGTCATCGACGTTTTTATCCGGAAACTGCTGTCTGGCTTTTTTGATTTCAGAATTAGCCTGACGGGCAATGCTGCGAAGGGCGTTTTCGTGCTGAGGTGTCATTGAACAAGTCCCATGTCGGCAAGCATAAGCACACAGAATATGAAGCCCGCTGCCAGAAAAATGCATTCCGTGGTTGTCATGCAGCCTCCCGACGGGCAAGAATCCTTGAGCCGAACGCCATCAACTCTCCACGATCAACGGTCGTAAAGTGGCAGTGTGTACGGGGGTATGGGTGCCAGATAATGAGCATCGAACCTTTATTATTTCCACTGACGGGTTTCTCAGTGAGTGGGTTAATAAATGCCAGTCGTCCTGCCGTGATGAATCTGACCTCACTGGCGGTTTGTATCGCTTCATGAAACCATCCGACAGATGTGTCAGCAGGCAATAACATTACACATCCCACACTACTGAATTTGTTTTCAGTGGCTGCCTTTTTCACAAAAGGGGAAATATTGCTGTATGGTGGATTCAACCAGACATAACCAGAGGCATATCTGGCTGAAAGAGGGGGTTATTAAGGCGTGAATACCTACAGTATCACATTACCCTGGCCTCCGAGCAATAATCGCTATTACCGCCATAATCGCGGGCGCACGCACGTCAGTGCAGAGGGGCAGGCATACCGCGATAACGTCGCCCGAATCATTAAAAGCGCAATGCTGGATATCGGCCTGGCTATGCCTGTGAAAATCCGCATTGAGTGCCACATGCCGGATCGCCGTCGCCGTGACCTGGATAATCTGCAAAAAGCCGCTTTTGACGCACTCACTAAAGCAGGTTTCTGGCTGGATGATGCTCAGGTCGTTGATTACCGCGTTGTGAAGATGCCTGTTACCAAAGGTGGGAGGCTGGAACTGACCATCACCGAAATTGGGAATGAATGATGTTTGAGTTTTATATGGCAGAACTTCTTCGCCACCGCTGGGGGCATCTGCGCTTATATCGTTTCCCCGGTTCTGTTTTGACCGATTACCGAATACTGAAGAATTACGCCAAAACCCTGACAGGAGCAGGAGTATGAAGTCAGAGATAACAATCAACTAATACTGTTTTGTTGATTTTTGCTTGTAATTGGCGTTCTGGTCTGATTTTTGTGGAGTAAGTTGATGCGTGATATTCAGATGGTTCTTGAGCGTTGGGGAGCGTGGGCGGCTAATAATCATGAAGATGTGACCTGGTCGTCCATTGCCGCCGGTTTTAAGGGATTAATTACTTCAAAAGTAAAATCTCGCCCGCAATGTTGTGACGATGACGCGATGATTATTTGCGGGTGCATGGCCCGTCTGAAAAAGAACAACAGCGATTTGCACGATTTATTAGTAGATTATTATGTAGTCGGTATGACATTCATGTCACTGGCAGGTAAGCATTGCTGCTCTGATGGTTATATCGGGAAAAGGTTACAGAAGGCTGAGGGCATAATTGAAGGGATGTTAATGGCATTAGATATCCGGTTAGAGATGGATATCGTTGTTAATAACTCTAATTAATATGCCAATTGTTTACTAAAAATTATTAAAAATGGGGCGTTGAGACGCCCCCAAAAATAAAGGGTAATATATAACAGAAGGTTTATATAGTTAGAAGCAAGGTTGTGCTTCTAAAGGAAGGGGTTGGGGGGAGCCCTTTATATGGGGGGGAGGCACCGCCCCCCGCAACATATCTTTTTCGTAATCAGATTAGAACTGGTAAACCAGACCTACAGCAACGATGTCATCAGTGCTTACACCGAGTGCTTTAGTGAAGTCATTTTTGTCAAGCAGGTTGATTTTGTAATCAACGAAAGTAGACATATTTTTGTTGAAGTAATAGGTTGCACCTACATCAACATATTTGACTAAGTCCTGATCGCCCCATACTCCAAGATCCTTACCTTTAGATTGCAGGTAAGCAACGGACGGACGCAGACCGAAATCGAACTGATATTGTGCAACAGCTTCGAAGTTTTGGGCTTTATTAGCAACGAAGTGATCAGCAAATACAGTCATATTCTGGGTTTCAGAATAGGTAGTGGCCAGGTAAATGTTGTTAGCGTCATATTTCAGACCTGCGGCCCAAACTTCTGCATTTTTACCGGAAGCAAATACTTCAGGAAGAACTTTCCCTGCATTAACTTGAGTGTCGGTACGATCAGATTTCGCATAAGTTGCACCGATACCGAATCCTTCGTATTCATAGGTAGCAGAGAAACCGAAGCCATCACCGTTACCTTCAGTGTAGTTATCGAAATCGCTACGATCGTTTTTGCCTTGGTACTGAGCAGCAAAGTTCAGACCATCAACCAGACCAAAGAAGTCGTTGTTACGATAGGTTGCAACACCAGTTGCACGTTGAGTCATGAACACGTCGGTTTGAGTCCAAGTGTCACCACCGAATTCTGGCAGGACGTCAGTCCACGCACCGATGTCGTATGCTACACCGTAGTTACGGCCGTAATCGATGGAGCCGTAGTCACCGAATTTCAGGCCAGCGAAGGCAAGACGGGTTTTATCTTTGGAGGAACCTTGAGATTCAGCGCGGTTGCCTTTGAATTCATATTCCCACTGACCGAAACCAGTCAGTTGATCGTTGATTTGGGTTTCACCTTTGAAGCCAAGACGGGCATAAGTAGTATCACCATCATCTGCATCATTAGAGGAGAAGTAGTGCTTAGCATTAACTTTCCCGTACAGATCCAGCTTGTTACTGTCTTTATTATAAATTTCAGCTGCCTGAGCAGACATCGCCATCAGTACTGATGCAGCTACAGCAGAAATTGCCACTGTTAATTTTTTCATCGTGAGCCCTTTTTTTTGAACTATTATTAAAAAATGATGTCACTGCGCGATAAATATTCATCTAATCAATGTGATTATTTCAAGATGTAAGTTTTGGTTTCTCGTTTGATTTGTGAAGTAGATCTCTATTTTTATCTGAACTTTTTTCTATCGAATCCTATTCATAGCTCTTGGCTGAATAAAAATAAATCTATTAGCCAATTTATATTAACGGCTGTTATTTATAAGTGCTCTATAATTTGAAGATTCAATTTAAATCGGCTAAAAATAACACTGGAAATTATTTGTTAGTTATTTGTTGAGGTTTTCTTATGTATTTGTGGTGGTGTTTTGAACACTCGGTAGCATTCTCATAAATATCATTCAGTGGTTTACGTACGTAAAAAATTGGTTATGCTGTTAAGAGTGGTTACTTCGTCACACAGCTTAAACCCGCCGTCGAGCTGGTTTTTCCATTTTTTGAGTCTCGATATTAGCTGATAACTCAATACCTGAGTTATTCACTGACTCCGAGTCTGTTACGTTTCTGCTTTTTTGCGATACGTTGTATTCCCTCAATTTACACCCGCTTTGTCTGCGAGGTGGGGTTATGAAATCCATGGATAAGTTAACAACGGGTGTCGCCTATGGCACCTCAGCAGGTAGTGCCGGTTACTGGTTTTTACAGCTGCTCGATAAAGTCACGCCCTCACAGTGGGCGGCAATAGGTGTGCTGGGTAGTCTGGTATTTGGCTTGCTGACGTACCTGACAAACCTTTATTTCAAGATTAAAGAAGATAAGCGCAAGGCTGCGAGAGGTGAATAATGCCTCCATCATTACGAAAAGCAGTTGCTGCTGCTATTGGTGGCGGAGCAATTGCTATAGCATCAGTGTTAATCACTGGCCCAAGTGGTAACGATGGTCTGGAAGGTGTCAGCTACATACCATACAAAGATATTGTTGGTGTATGGACCGTATGTCACGGGCATACAGGAAAAGACATCATGCTCGGTAAAACGTATACCAAAGCAGAATGCAAAGCACTCTTGAATAAAGACCTTGCCACTGTCGCCAGACAAATTAACCCATACATCGAAGTCGATATACCGGAAACAACGCGCGGCGCTCTTTACTCATTCGTTTACAACGTGGGTGCTGGCAATTTCAGAACATCGACGCTTCTTCGCAAAATAAACCAGGGCGATATCAAAGGCGCATGTGATCAGTTACGTCGCTGGACATATGCTGGCGGTAAGCAATGGAAAGGTCTCATGACTCGTCGTGAGATTGAGCGTGAAATCTGTTTGTGGGGTCAGCAATGAACAGAGTAACCGCGATTATCTCCGCTCTGGTTATCTGCATCATCGTCGGCCTGTCATGGGCTGTTAATCATTACCGTGATAACGCCATTACCTACAAAGCCCAGCGCGACAAAAATGCCAGAGAACTGAAGCTGGCGAACGCGGCAATTACTGACATGCAGATGCGTCAGCGTGATGTTGCTGCGCTCGATGCAAAATACACGAAGGAGTTAGCTGATGCGAAAGCTGAAAATGATGCTCTGCGTGATGATGTTGCCGCTGGTCGTCGTCGGTTGCACATCAAAGCAGTCTGTCAGTCAGTGCGTGAAGCCACCACCGCCTCCGGCGTGGATAATGCAGCCTCCCCCCGACTGGCAGACACCGCTGAACGGGATTATTTCACCCTCAGAGAGAGGCTGATCACTATGCAAAAACAACTGGAAGGAACCCAGAAGTATATTAATGAGCAGTGCAGATAGAGCTGCCCATATCGATGGGCAACTCATGCAATTATTGTGAGCAATACACACGCGCTTCCAGCGGAGTATAAATGCCTAAAGTAATAAAACCGAGCAATCCATTTACGAATGTTTGCTGGGTTTCTGTTTTAACAACATTTTCTGCGCCGCCACAAATTTTGGCTGCATCAACAGTTTTCTCCTGTCCAATTCCCGAAACGAAGAAATGATGGGTGATGGTTTCCTTTGGTGTTACTGCTGTCGGTTTGTTTCCAACAGTAAACGTCTGTTGAGCACATCCTGTAATAAGCATTGCCAGAGCGGCAGAAAACAACATTTTTTTCATCTTATTATCCTGTATTGTTAAAAACAGCAGAATCCTATGTGACAACAATTAAACGATAGTTAAATGGATTGATGAAAATTAAAACTATATAGGTGTACGGTCAGACTATTGGAGGTAGTCTGGATTTGAATGTCAGTGTGTTGTCGGCATTATGGCAATGCAATTTGGATAAAGCGGGGATTAAAAAGATAGAGGCGAGCCGGTCAGGTAGAAATGAATCAGGCTCAAAGTGAAGCGGAAAAGGTCTTTGGCACAAACTGATGCTGCCATAATTACAGCCTGATGACTTGTGGAATGAAACATGTTGAACCTCCTTAATTGATGTTATTCGAGTGAGGAAGGCATTCTGTCCTCCTATACTGTCCAGTAAATCAAACAGGAAGCTTGTCTCACGTGTGAGACAAGCCTCTCCATTAGCGAGTTGTATTGATCACAACTCTTCAAAGAATTCATTACTGGGTAGATGAAAATAGTTTCACGATGAATGGAGGAGGCTATGTTGGTGGCTTCTTCATTGGAGTACATATGCCCCCACGAACCCCAAAAACCTGCCGTGTTCGCGGCTACCGCAATACCACCACAGATCCGTCAGGCTATTGCAAAAGCCACAAAAGCGAAGGCTGGAAGCAATACAAGCCGGGCCAGTCCTGTCATCAGCGCGGTTATGGTTCGCGGGGTTGTCCCTCATGCTCGCCAGTCCTGTGCGGGGGGGGGAAGAAACAGGACACTCACACAGATTTTTGTGGGTCGATGCTATTCCTTTCTGGATTATCCCGATGCCATTCATGCAAGGGCTGTATCAGACGTTCGTCATGGCTGTCAGGCTGACGGGTCCTCCCGGTGGGGGGGCCTGCCACGGGGCGGGAGCGTCGCGGAAAAAGGCTAGTTTTTGCATTTTTATCGGCCACCATCATCTTTACATCTTATTGATTATTAATGATTATTTGTTTTTTGTATGTCGAATTGCGTGTTTTTTGTTCGACATCGAACGCGTTTTCTTAAAGTTGTTCGCACGATGCATGTTTAAAGCTCTCCGGAGGAAATATGGATCATGAGTTGAAAAACCTGGTGCTGAATATTAATCAACTGGCGGCTTTATCTGGTCTGCACCGCCAGACTGTCGTGGCAAGACTGAAAAACATTCGTCCCGCTGGTGGACATGACAAACTCAAGCTATACCGGTTGACCGATATTCTGACTGAATTTATGGGGTTACCACCGCCGGTTGCTGAGGGCGAAATGGATCCACATGAACGCAAAGCCTGGTATCAGTCTGAACGTGAGCGTCTTAAGTTCGAACAGGAAACGGCACAACTCATTCCGGCCAGTGATGTCAGACGGGAGTTTGCCATCTGGGCAAAAGCGGTCGTGCAGGTGCTGGAGACATTACCGGATATTCTGGAACGTGACTGCGGCCTGCAGCCTGCTGCTGTGAGCCGTGTTCAGTCCATTATTGATGATCTGCGCGATCAGATAGCCCTGCGGGTGACCGAAGCAGGTGCGGATGATGAGGAGGAATTACAGCAGGAGGAGTAATGCTGAATCAGGAAACCGCAAAGGCAGCACGAACCGATTCAGGTTATATCCTTCGCGCACCGAGACGAATGCGGGTTGCTGATGCCGTTGCTCAGTATATGCGAGTGCCCATGGGGGCCGGGAACTCAGTCCCGTGGGATCCGCTGGTGGCACCGTATGTTCTTGAGCCGATGAACTGCCTGGCCTCGCGTGAATACGACGCAGTGATATTTGTTGGTCCGGCACGAACCGGCAAGACTATCGGCCTGATTGACGGCTGGGTGATTTACAACGTGATTTGCGATCCTGCGGATATGCTGATCATTCAGATGACGGAGGAAAAAGCCCGCGAACACTCCAAAAAACGACTTGCCAGAACGTTTCGCGTCAGCCCGGAAGTGGTCAGTCGCCTGAGTCCGAACAAAAATGACAACAACGTTTATGACAGAACATTCCTTGCTGGCAACTACCTGAAAATCGGCTGGCCGTCAGTCAATATCATGTCCTCATCAGATTATAAATGCGTGGCGCTGACGGATTATGACCGTTTTCCGGAAGATATTGATGGCGAGGGGGATGCCTTCTCTCTTGCCTCAAAACGTACCACCACATTTATGTCCAGTGGTATGACGCTGGTGGAGAGTTCCCCCGGCAGGGATGTGAAGGATGTGAAATGGCGACGGACTTCACCGCATGAGGCTCCACCAACCACGGGGATACTGTCGCTCTATAACCGTGGCGATCGCCGTCGCTGGTACTGGCCCTGTCCACACTGTGGTGAGTATTTTCAGCCCTGCGGCGATGTGGTTGCTGGTTTCCGTGATATTGCCGATCCCGTGCTGGCAAGTGAGGCGGCTTATATTCAGTGTCCTTCCTGTTCAGGACGGATTATGCCTGAACAAAAACGTGAGCTGAACGGACGTGGGGTCTGGTTGCGGGATGGTGAATCCATCAATGCGGATGGCAGTCGTTATGGTGATCCCCGACGCTCACGTATTGCGTCATTCTGGATTCCACCCATTATCTTTAACGGAATAGCGTATAGCGATCCGGGAAGTGGTAATAACCCGGGAGGTACAAGATACACGGGTTATGGTTTTGAAGTTCGCAAAAACGGTGTATTAATCGCATCCAGAGAAACTAAAGGGGCCATTCCCGGTAGCTACAGTGCGGTTATTGATATGCCGAGTGGCAGGGGAAGCGTCACTCTGGAGTTTAAGGTTTTCCATAAAGGCAATCAGTGGGCAGGTAATATCACCGACTGTACGGTGATTGTGACCAAAAAAGCTGCTTCCGGCATCAGTATTCGTTGAAGTTGTTATAACCCATATAAGGGCACCAGAAATGGTGCCTTTTTTATTGCAGAAAAGCGAGAGGTAATTATGCGTAAACTTTATGCCGCCATTTTGTCCGCAGCCATTTGTCTGGCCGTATCCGGTGCGCCTGCATGGGCATCTGAACATCAGTCCACGCTGAGCGCGGGGTATCTTCATGCCCGGACCAACGTTCCCGGCAGCGATGATCTGAACGGGATTAACGTGAAATACCGTTATGAGTTTACGGACACACTGGGGCTGGTGACGTCATTCAGCTATGCAGGAGACAAGAATCGCCAGCTGACCCATTACAGCGATACCCGCTGGCATGAAGATTCCGTTCGTAACCGCTGGTTCAGCGTAATGGCGGGGCCGTCTGTGCGCGTGAATGAATGGTTCAGCGCGTATGCGATGGCGGGTATGGCTTACAGCCGTGTTTCGACTTTTTCCGGGGATTATCTCCGCGTAACTGACAACAAGGGGAAAACGCATGATGTGCTGACCGGAAGTGATGACGGTCGCCACAGCAACACGTCTCTGGCGTGGGGGGCTGGCGTGCAGTTTAACCCGACCGAATCCGTGGCCATTGATATTGCTTATGAAGGCTCCGGCAGTGGCGACTGGCGCACTGACGGTTTCATCGTGGGGGTCGGTTATAAATTCTGATTAGCCAGGTAACACAGTGTTATGACAGCCCGCCGGTTCAGGCGGGCTTTTTTGTGGGGGGAATATGGCAGTAAAGATTTCAGGTGTACTGAAAGACGGCGCAGGTAAACCGGTACAGAACTGCACAATCCAGCTGAAAGCAAAACGTAACAGCACCACGGTGGTGGCGAACACGGTGGCCTCAGAAAATCCGGATGAAGCCGGGCGTTACAGCATGGACGTTGAGTACGGTCAGTACAGCGTTATTCTGTTGGTGGAAGGCTTCCCGCCATCGCATGCCGGGACCATCACCGTGTATGAAGACTCACAACCGGGTACGCTGAATGATTTTCTCGGTGCCATGACGGAGGATGATGTCCATCCGGAGGCACTGCGCCGCTTTGAACTGATGGTGGAAGAGGTGGCGCGTAACGCGTCCGCAGTGGCGCAGAACACAGCAGCCGCGAAGAAGTCAGCCAGCGATGCCGGCACATCAGCCCGTGAGGCGGCAACCCGTGCAACTGATGCTGCAGGCTCAGCACGTGCAGCCAGCACGTCAGCCGGACAGGCCGCTTCGTCGGCTCAGTCAGCGTCTTCCAGCGCAGGAACGGCATCAACAAAGGCCACTGAAGCATCAAAAAGTGCTGCCGCTGCAGAGTCTTCAAAAAGCGCGGCAGCCACCAGTGCCGGTGCAGCGAAAACGTCAGAAACGAATGCCGCAGCATCACAAAAATCTGCGGCCACTTCTGCATCCACCGCGACCACGAAAGCGTCAGAAGCTGCCACCTCAGCCCGGGATGCGTCGGCTTCAAAAGTGGCGGCAAAATCATCAGAAACGAGCGCAGCCTCGAGCGCCGGCAGTGCAGCTTCCTCGGCAACGGCGGCAGGAAATTCCGCGAAGGCCGCAAAAACGTCTGAGATGAATGCGGATAACAGCGCACAGGCGGCAGCAGACTCACAAACTGCATCGGCAAATTCCGCGACAGCAGCCAAAAAATCAGAAACCAACGCGAAAAATAGTGAGTCAGCAGCAAAGGTCAGCGAAACCAACGCTAAAGCGTCAGAGAACAAGGCGAAAGAATATCTCGACAAGGTCGGGGGACTCGTCAGCCCGATGACGCAATACGATTGGCCCGTTGTTACTGGTAATGAGTCTTTTTACATAAAGATCGCGAAACTTTCCGATCCCGGAAGCAACAATTGCCATGTAACGCTAATGGTTACTAACGGCGGTGACTACAGCTCCCCTTACGGAAACATTGACTTTATCGAGATCTCGGCGCGCGGTCTGCCTTCTTCGCTTACTGCTGATAATGTATCTCGTTACCTGAGTATACGCCGTTTAGGGCCAACCGGGCTAATCAATAGCATGCAAATGCGTTACGGCCTGGTTAAAGATGATGGCTTTATTGAGGTTTGGGCCTTCCAGCGTGCATTTATCAACGGCGCAAAGGTTGCGGTACTGGCGCAGACGGCACGCACGGAATTATACATTCCAGACGGATTTGTTAAGCAAACCGCCGCGCCTTCTGGATATGTTGAAAGCCCCGTTGTAAGGATTTACGACCAGTTAAACAAGCCGACTAAAGCAGATTTGGGCCTTTCTAATGCTATGCTTACAGGCGCTTTTGGTCTTGGCGGTAGCGGTCTTGTTTTGGATGGTAAAATGACCGATAAGGAACTACTACAAGAGCTAAGGGCGAAAGGTGGGTGTTTCTGGAGGTCAGGAAAACCAACAGGTAGCGAATCAACAATTTTCAGCCACGGTTCTGGTATATTCTCGCGGTGCGGCGATACGTGGTCAGCTATTAATATCGATTACGAAAGCGGTAGAGTAAAGATTTACTCTAGTAACGATAATAGACTCAACAATGGTACTTTTAACATAAATGAGCTATACGGAACCAAATACAAGCCGTCGAAATCGGATGTTGGACTTGGTAACGTAACTAACGATGCGCAGGTGAAAAAATCCGGCGACATTATGTCAGGTGATCTGTCGATCACTAAAGCAACACCTTCACTATACCTGCGTTCAAAAAGTGGAACCGCCCATGTATGGTTCCAAAATGAGGATCAGTCGGAACGCGGCGTTATTTTTGCGCCTACAAATACTGATACGCTTGGCGAAGTTCACATCAGGGCTAAAAACGCAAAAGGTCAATCAAGTGGTGATTTTATTGTTCGTCACGACGGGATGGTTGAAGCCCGTGATCTCACATTAGCGGGTAAAACTAAAGGCGCAAAAGCAGAATTTGCAAACACAAGCACTAGCTCCGATGATACTACGGTAAGCATAAAAGGATCTCAGCATACTCCTCTGGTTTTAACGCGCAACAACACAATTAAAAATTTATCCATTGGGTTTAAGGTTGATGACGTTGACCAAAAATATCTCGGCATATACGGTGACGGTGATTTGTATTTTGGTGGTTATTCTGACCACACAAAAAACAGCAAAGTAATTACACAAGCAATACTCGATAGCGGGGTAACGGTAGGCGGCAAAACAACATTTTCTGACCTTGCCACATTTAACGCAGGTATGTCTGGGCCTATCGAGCCGGAAGCCATTGAAGGCATGACTATCGATCTTAATGACCTTATCATTAAGTTCACGGATAAAGGTTCAGTTAAATACTATCACTGCAAAACTGCCGGAGGCGGTTCGAATATTACCAATAAGCCTGACGGCGTAGGCGGCAACTTTTTGCTTCGTGTAGAGTCAATTCGTAAGGTTAGTGATTCAGATTATATAAACATGCAAACGCTGATTAGCGGCGACAAAGGACGCGTGCATGTTCGTTTTGTTACTAATGGTAATTGGACAGCATGGAGCGAGCATGTTGTTTCAGGATGGAATCAGGATGTGACCGTCAGGTCGTTAACCTCGACGACTCCATCAAAATTAGGCGGCGGGCGTGTTGATGTGCTGGGGAGTACGTCAGATTACAGTAGTATGAATTGTGCTGTGCGCGGTGTTGATAGCACTGGAACCAATTCGGCGTGGTCAGTAGGTACATCGAAAAACACGGGAAAAATGTTGTGCCTTAAAAACCACAGAAGCAGCGCTCAAGTGCTGTTAAATGGCGATGATGGCGCGGTGCAACTACTAAGCGGTACTGTCAACGGTGCTACAGCACAGGCGCTAACCATCAACAAAGATGAGGTTAACTCAACTGCTGATTTAGTAATTAGAAAACAGTCAGGGACTGGCAATCGTTTTGTTTTAAAGAACGCAGGTAATGCAGAACTACCGTTTAACATCAGTGTATGGGGTTCAAGTGATCGACAAAACGTTTTTGAGGTTGGAACGTCTGCTGCGTATCTGTTTTATGCGCAAAGAACGCCAGCAGGCCAGTTGTTTGATGTAAATGGCGCTATTAATTGCACAACGCTGAATCAGTCATCAGACCGCGACCTTAAAGACGATATTCTCGTTATCAGCGACGCGACGAAAGCAATCCGCAAAATGAACGGGTACACCTACACGCTCAAGGAAAACGGCCTTCCTTATGCTGGCGTTATTGCACAGGAAGTAATGGAGGCGCTACCGGAAGCCGTAGGATCGTTTACTCGTTACGGTGAAGAATTGCAGGGTCCGACCATTGATGGCAACGAGCTACGCGAAGAAACGCGTTACCTCAATGTTGATTATGCGGCGGTGACTGGTTTACTTGTCCAGGTCGCCCGTGAAACAGATGATCGCGTTACCGCGCTGGAAGAGGAAAACACAACGCTACGTCAAAATCTGGCAACAGCAGACACCCGGATCAGCACTCTGGAAAATCAGGTAAGCGAACTGGTTGCACTTGTCCGGCAGTTAACAGGAAGCGAACATTGATATCCTTCAAGCTCTGAAGGAGGCTGTTCCCGGTACGTTCAGACTGTTGTTGAGCTGGAGATCGCAACGGAGGAAGAAACCTCATTGCTGGAAGCCTGGAAAAAATATCGGGTGTTGCTGAACCGTGTTAATACAACAACTGCACCGGATATTGAGTGGCCAGAAGAACCTATAGGGTAAATTCGTAATGATTACCTAAATACGTTATTCTTTTGTTCAAAAAGTGATTTTGCTATAGGTAGGGAGTATGGGTGATGCTGCCAACTTACTGATTTAGTGTATGATGGTGTTTTTGAGGTGCTCCAGTGGCTTCTGTTTCTATCAGCTGTCCCTCCTGTTCAGCTACTGACGGGGTGGTGCGTAACGGCAAAAGCACCGCCGGACATCAGCGCTATCTCTGCTCTCACTGCCGTAAAACATGGCAACTGCAGTTCACTTACACCGCTTCTCAACCCGGTACGCACCAGAAAATCATTGATATGGCCATGAATGGCGTTGGATGCCGGGCA